CTTAGACGCCTCGGCCCACTGGATCGTCCGATTGATATCCGTAACCCCCTGTTTCCCTTGGTCGATCGCGTCACTCAAATTCGAGATCTCAACCGACGCCGTCGCCAGTCCGCGCACTTGAGCCAAATATGCGTTATTCACCATCATCGTTTTGGCCGCGGTCATCCACTTCTTAACTTCACCCGGTAGGATCTTGTCATACCGACCGACGGCCAGATCGTCATACGTCCGCGCAGCGTCCGCAACAATACGCGCGTCCATCCCATTCTGTATAGCGTCTTTTCGATACTGCTCCCCTAACTTAAACGTCTCGACGTCCCCTAAAAATTTTCTCGCTGACGCATTTCGAGCGGGCAGTGACATTTCATAAGTCCCGTCAGATAGAATTTTATCCAATCCTTCGGGGCTTAAATCCGTCTCCGCAAGTAACGCCGTATCCTGATAACCTTTTAAAATTGCCCCCGTAATTTGATCTTTCTCCCGCGTCACAGACCAATTCACAAGCGCTGATGCCTCTTGAGTAAACATCCCTTCAGACGCCTGAGTGAACTTCTCCGCTACTTTCGCCTCCATTCCTTTCAAATACTTATCGCGAAGTTTTCCAAAACGCGCTTTTACCACCCCCACGTATTCATCCGGCCGCTCCCACGTCGACCGTTGCGCATCCGCTTTCATCTGGGAATACTCAAGTTCGAATTCCCCGAGTTTCGACGTCGCAAGAACCTTGGCCTTCTCGTCTTCCCGGATCATGAGGGCTTTACTGAGCGCGTTTACCCCGCCAGAAAGAATCGAACCCGACCGATCCTCTTGAGGCACCCCAACCGCTTGGGGTGAAAAAGACTCAACTTCGTAAGGGGTTATTTTTCCGCGAGGCATTAGAGTAATAGGGACGCGCCCGTCATGATGTCGCCGACGAGCTTCGCCCTCCCTTCATTTTTTGTGATCTGAGCTTTTCGATTATAGAGCCGTTCATAATTAAGACCCGTTACCTCAAGCGCCCGGGATTTGGCCCCCGCTTTCGAAAGCGTTTCTCGAAGCATAAGAAGCGGAGTGCCCGCAAGCTCAACTCCGGCGCTTACATATTCCATCGCTTGCTTCGCCCGAGTGCGATGCCCGTCTTCCCGAACGAGCGCCGCTTGGCGAAAATAGTCATCTCGCGTAAGCGCCCCTTGTTCTCGAAGTAAAGACGCTTGATCGTTCGCCGCCAAAAGCGCGGAAACCCCAGAAAAAACCCCCGCCCCAAAACCTAAAAATTGTCCCGCCGTCGGTGTCGCCATATTATTCTTCGTCCCCCACGTCTACGCCTGGAACGACCCCTAACACCGTCATCGGAAGCGGCTCATCCTGCAGGGCGTAGAACCGTTTTTCTGTCGAATACCCGTTTTTAAGCGGCACGTCTTTAAGTCCTGAAAAAAGCGCCGGTGGGCGATCATAGTAGCTGGCTCCTTCCCGCCGGAACATAAGGCTGATAAGATCGTAAAATCCGGCGAATCCCACTTTCCCGCCCATCGTATTCCGAAGTTTAACAAAAAATCTGTCCACTGATTTCAGCCTGCCGATCGCCGTTCCCGCGGCTCCTGCAAGATCAAAATCCAAAGAACGGAGAAACCCCTTGTATCGCTTCCCGAGAATCACGTATCGCGCGGGATAGTCAAGCGTAATGGCCCCATCCGTGACCGTTTCGTCCGCATGAACCGCACCGTCGGTCAAAACCCCGACTGTCTCACCTTCAAGATGCCCAAGCCCGGTAATTATTTGGTCCGTTAAATACCAAGCGCCCGACGCAAACGAAAGCGCCAAAAATGCCTCAACGATTCGAACGGTCACGACGGTCCCCGACGTATACCCTATGATCTCCGCGATCCCCGCTTCATATCCGGTCAAAAACTTTGCATAAATATACTGCCCGACGTGAGCCGCTTTAAATACGGAAGACCCCGCCGTCGCAGTAACCGACGCCCCGCTCAAAGCCCCTAACGTCAACGTTGCGGTCTGCGTAGTGTCCCGAATAAGCGCCGAATCCAAACGAACAAATTTTTTCTGCTCTTCAAACACAATTTTTTCAAACGCCGCTTTATCTTCGTCTTCTGAGTCTTCGTCCGTAAAATACTCTACGGGGTCAGGAACTCGCGGATCTTCAGAAAGATATTCGATATACCTACACGTCTGACCATCAATCGTCCGCTCAATAAAGATCCCAACGCGATCAACTCCGGTGCTCTGAGGCTCCACAACCACGCTCAACACCTCTCCGTCGCCCCCTATGGGCTGCGGGGCCCAGCCCGCAACGTCATCGGACTCAAGAATCGTGCACGTAAGAAGTTTTCCGTTAGAAAGCACTGCCAAAATAATCTCCGGCCGGCCCTTGGCAAACACAATTTGAACAATTCCTGGATACGTGATCTCATCGGAAAGAACATTCTTATCAAATGCCTTATAGCTGTCTTCCAAAAGGCTATACCCAAAACTGCGGAGATTGCGGCCCCCCTGCTCAACGTAATACGTCTGAGTATTTACAATAAGCGGCATCATGTCCGCAACCCCAACGCTCGTCACCGGGTCTGACACGATAGCCGAAGGGGTAATCGCAGCCCCATCCGATCCGCCGTTAATTTTGTAGATGCCACTCGACGTTCCGGCGATCATAAATTTCGGGACCCCACTAAACCAGTAAATCCGATGCGCCTGAAAATTCTGAGACGATAAAATGTGCACCATGCCGTCGGTGTCTTCCGTCCCTATGCTAAAATCGTCATATTCACTCTCCCCAGTCTCCGGATCCGGCCCCCGAGAAAGCCAGAAGGTATCCGGATCGTTATCTGATCCGCCGACTGCATGCCGCCCGCCGTAAAAACCGCCGGCGCCTGGAAAGTCCCCAATTTTTGTAAAGAGCATCCGGACAAGACTTGCGGTCCCGCCTGAAGTAAACGTCGTGTACCCGGTCGTATCGATATCCGCCCCAAGCTCATCCGTGAGACTGAAGGTATTGGCGTCAATCTTCTTCACCCAAAAATAGAGGTCGTTAAGTTCGGTCATTCCACCAACACCGGAAATTAAAATCTTGTCATACGTCGCAAACCCATGTCCGGCGATCGTAACCACCCCCGGGTCCGCTTTTGTAATCGCCGTAATCGCTTTCCCTACGTTCCGAACGCGAGAGACTTTTCCTCCCTCGACGTAGACTCCGTAAGACGTCGTGTCGATTGCCGCGCCGGCTAAGGTTTTTAAGCTAAACGTCGTCGCGTTGATGTAGACAACCTGAAACTCTGATTTATTAAGTTCGATGGTCCCTTCAATCTGCGCGAGATAAATGATATCTCCGGTCGCGAGGCCATGCGCGGTCCCCGTCGTAATAACCCCCGGACTGGCATTCGTAATCCCGGTAATTAAAAGCTCCGCGGAATACCGGGAATACGTCGCCACGGACCATGAAAGCGCCCCCGAACGAATCAAAACCCGGGGCTCGAGACTCGGGTGATATAGATACATAAGATCCGCGGTGCCACAGAACTTGATCTGCTGGGCTTGCGCGGCCGTGTATGGTGACGTGATTTCATAAACCCGTTCAACCGTGCCGCCAGAAACGTAGGCGTCAAGACTCGTCGTATTGACCGCGTTCCCATGAACGTCTGTAAGCGAAAACGTGTCGGGGTTTACCACCACAACCAAATAAAATTGATCGTTCAAAATGTCCGGACCTATGATACCGTCGACAAAAACCTCATCCCCGGTAGAAAACCCGTGCGTCGAAACCGTGAACACCCCCGGACTCGCGGCTGAAAGCCCCGTGATGTTTTTCGCGGCTTCGACCGCTACCCCTCCATCATGATGGATCCGAAGTTTATAATCCGTGAATTCAAGAGAATACGATTGGGCAAGATTGAACCTAAAGGGGATACCCCAAGCGTTACCATTAAGACGCGAATGAACGCTATAGATTGTGCCCGGGCGAAAACGTGCTCCGCCGGTTAAGGTGGGAATGAAATTAAGGCAAACTTCGAGACCGTTTTTGTAAAACGGTCTGTCGGATCTCGCCCAGACTTCCGGCGAAAGCTGGCCGGACGCAAAATTGTTCTGCTGAAAGTTCAGTTTCATGAAAAGAGGTGTTGTCCATCCGATTGACCTGAGCGGCGAACACTTCGCCGTTTCGTTAAAATATGACTCTTATACCGGACGATCGCCGGATTTTCCTGAGCGTTTTTCGCCCGAGCCTTTGCCTCCCATCGGTCCCGATCCTTCGAGATAGCCGCCTGAGACTTATTGATCCCAGTAAGCGAGTTGGAAAACACAACCGCAAGCTCATGAGCTAGAAGCATGGTAAAAATAGGGTCAAATTTCGCCACGTCTTCAACGTTGTAGATATAGCACATCGGAAGCGCCGCGGCTCCGTCGTTATCGATGAGAAGATCGCGTCCCTCAATTACAAAATCCGTTTCATAATCTTCGTCCGCATCTTCCCCCACAAAACAGTAATCGACGTAATCCGACGGCAAGGCATACGCATCTGCGTATCCAAAAGCAGGCGCCACTGCTCTCCGAGAAAGCGTCGCCCGTTTACGCGCAAAATTCCAAGGATACATTCGAAGACCGGCAAGACGAGTCGGATCATACCAACGCGCGGCGAGAGATTCTTCTTCAGACTCGGGGGTGTCAAGACTTGTGATAAGGGATGAATATCGAAGTAAATCGAGGGCCAGATTACACACTGCGACTGGTGAAGTCGGAGATGGCATAATCTGGCCCTCGCTTTCTTACTCGATGTATTCGAGGATACCGGCGATGGTTCCCGTGCTGGTCCCCGCCGTGTTACCCGTCAGGGCTACATCAAAAGCCCCGTATTTCTGAACGTCCGTCGCAGTGACTCCGGCAAGGAGATACGCCTCTTGGCCGATATCCGCCAAGTCCGGAACGAACTTCTCGGCAAGCGCCGTCTGGCCCGTGTGAGGATCCCACCCGTCCAGCAAACAGTCCTTGTCGACCTCCGTTCCGCCGACTTCCGCGGTCTTGTAAAAGCCCGCATCGAGATCGGTCAAACTGGTGATGTTATCCGTCGCCAGTTTAAGACTCACGATCTTGGCGAACGGGGAAACCCGCGCAATACGCCAGATCGAGGCATTGATGTCCGCCGCCGCTTTCTCGAAAGAGAACGCCACTTTCTTCGTCACCGCTCCGCCGAAACGGGCGGCGACGTCGACGTCGGCTTTTTTGCTGGACGCATTTTGCGTCACAAAATCATTATACGCAGCCACATGTCACCGTCCTTTCTTACGGAGTGAGCTTGACTTTTTGAACGCGAACACCCTGCGTCCGAACGGCGCCAAGCTCTTTGATGACGTTGATGATTTTCGTTTCGATCTTCGTCGGGTGATCTTTGACTTCCACCTTTCGTTCGAGCGAAACGCCCAGCGCTACGCCGTTCTTGGCAAGCGCAAAGGAGTAACGATACGTGTCGACCTCAAGAATCGGATCGGTCACGTTGGCCCCCGCGCCAAAGGCGAGAAGGTCCATCCCAAGGGCCTGAGTGATGATGCCCTTCTGGATGACATACTGCGACGTATAGTCGCCGCTGGTGAGTTCGACTTCGCTCATCAGATCGGTGTGTTCGTCGCCCGAGATACCGATGGCAATCGGCACCTGGCCTTGATTTCCGACTTCCGCGTCGATGAAGTTAGCCCGGATCTCAAGCAACTTCTCATACGTGAAGCCGGCCGAAGCGTCAACTTCGACCAGACCATCCGAAGATGCGGTCACAGAGGTCGCAAAATTGCGGCCGGTGTAAACCGTCGCGAAAAGGGCGTCGTAAACCACACGATCCGTTTCGCGTTCCACTGCGGCGATACACAAAGACGCAAGCTGTCCTTGCGGATCCGTCAACATTCCACGCACGTCCCTGTCGTCCACGAGCAGGGTCACAACCACACGTTCCCGGGACATTTTGCGCCGGGTAAACTGAGCCTCAACGGGCTGAATGTCAGGGTTCCTGCCGTTTGCGCGATACGCCTGAACTTCCGTCAATCCGTCATAGGCGAAATCATCGCCCGAAACTGATTTCCGAACGGCATACGGCATAAGGCGGGAAGTCATTTGCTGCTCTTTGACATCAAGAGCGGCATTGAACTCGGTTATTTGAACCGTGTCCCAACTCATGACTGACCCCTCCACGTTACTGACTGCTGCCGGTTATTTTTTCAGTCGATCCCCGAGGCCAACCCCGGACGCTTACTCAAATGTCGCCGGATTAAAATTTTCTAATCTTACAACTCAACAATACTACAAATCTAGCTTTTGTCAAGCGCCCCCACGCAATTTTCGTAACTTTCCTCGAAGAATTTCCATCTCCCCAAGAAGTTTACCGTGCTGGATCTTATCTTTCATGGGATCCCCGTAAGCGGGGTCTTGCATAATTTTTTGCATCGCGGCGACGATCGTGAGTTCGGTCTCCGCGCTTCCCCCGCCACCCGCCGCACCGCCCCCGCGGAACGGATCCTCGCCGGTAAACTTTTTCGCCATGCCGTCGGTGATCGCAAGAAGAAGCGTGAGCGATTTCTCATCCAGTTGCCCGATAAGTCCTCGCGCTTTTTCGTCGACATGAGAAGCCAAAAACTTCTTGGCGTTTTCGGTGATCTCCGCTTTTTTATCCCCGAAAAATTCCGTCGAAAACCTGACGAACGACTCATCCGCTTGCGTCTTCATCTGCTTTCCGGCGTCGTCCACCATTTTCATGTATCCAGAAAAAATTTGTTTGACCTGATACTGACTGAGGCCCGCCGCGTGGAAAAGCGGAAGGAGCATTTTGCGCTCGCCCGCTTTTTTCACAAACTCCGGATCCAGCCCTTCGATCTCAGTCGGAAGTTTGTATTCTTCCGCAGTCTTAGGCGCAACCCGAGAGTGAAATTCTTTCCACTGATCCGGTGTTGCGCTTTCATCCGGCGCCGCTCTTTGCCCGATTAGGGTCTGCGCGCCGTCAAATTTTTTTACAAAATCGCCGAAAGAGTTGACGTCTTTCATGTATGGCTTAGACCGCACCGCTTCGGGGACTACCGCGCGAAACGCATCCCCCTGAAGCGCCCCCAAAGACTCCGCCGTAATCGGCGCCGGCGCCGGCGGGGTCCCCCCACCTCCGCCACCCTCCGCGGGCGTGTCAAAACAGGGTAAGAAAAACCTCCGAGGCCACATGGTTACTCACTCCTTTCGATGATGTTTTTTGTTCCGGCGGACATCATTTTCCGCAAGTCGTGATAGAGCGATTCGCGCCCCATATTGTAAACCGAGCCGCTGACTAAAACGTCCCCATTGGCCGCACTAAGCGCCACGGGGTTTGCAAAGAACCCACTTAAGTTCGCGACATACCGTAACACCTCTCGCACATCCGGATTGTCGCTGTTAATCGCATTTTGAACGGCTGCCAAATACCGCTTGCGAGCTTCCTTGGCTTGCGCTTCTGCGGCAAGCTGCTCTGGGGATTTTTCTTGCATCACATCACCATTTCTGGGTAGCCCGCGCCGGCGCCACCCCCGTTTAGAAGACCGTTCATGCCGCCCATCGTTGCTTGCGCTTGGGCGTTGGCTTGATTGGCCCCCGCTTTTTTCGCCTCGACATCCGCCGCGACCGCCGCAGCTTGAAGTTGTCGTGTCGAAGCTTGTTCCTTCAACCAATTTTCGTAATTGGCTTCATACTCTTCTTCCGAAACAATCGTGTCTTCCGGCGCGCCGTAAAGATCGCGCACGATCGGCATGGCTTTTTTCTTGTTGAGCCAAAGTAGAAGTTCGGGCGCTACCCCCGAAAACCCCGCCGCAAACTGCCAAAGCGAAATCATCCCTCGCACTTCTTCAGAACGCAAAATCCGCGCCGCTGGGCAAATAAACTCGATTGGGTATATCTCGCCCCCTTGCGCCTTGAGTTCCATAACCTCCTGCGGAATAAGAAGCGGTATTCTCCCGACGGCCGTAAGTTGCGCCGCGAGGTCCGACCCCGGCTCGACCCCGAGTTCTCCCTCATCTTCCAAAAGCCCAATCGTGCGCCGGATAACTGGGGTGAGCTTTTCTTCCATCTGCCGAGAAAACACCGATCCGGTGTTGTCCGCTCGAAGCTCATTCCGGATTTGGGCTTCACCGAGCGTCATACGAGTGCGATTATTTAAATCCGTGAGTTTATCGACCATGAAGTGCTGACTGATCTCGCCCGCCAGCCACTCGATCAATTTTTGGAGCCATTGTAGAGACCCGACAGCGCCGATCTGGCCAATAGGTGCCATGCCCGTAATCCGGGATGAAGTCACATCGATCGGGACCACACCTCCAGCCGAACGATCGATCGTGCCCTGGCCGAACGTGCCATCATCCAACACATACCAGGAAGGAAACGCGGTCAGTTCCCCGCCTTTGATGCAAGTCTCTACAACGGCATTAATCGTAATCGTCGGAGAAAGGGCTTTATACCCCGGGGACCGGCCGTATTCCTCTCCCTCGTTTTTATAAAATCGAGTAACGATAATGGCGTTCCCGTTGAAGCCGGCGCGGCGCAAAAGAATTTTATCATCGTAGAGAATGTGAAGTGAATCGTAAGTCAAGGACCCCTTCGGTGTTTCCGCGGGCTGAACAACCCAAAGGACTTTAAACAGCGTTGTAAAATCGTTCTTTTCGAGCGCGGCTTTAACCTTCTCGGTCATCGCGACTTCGCCATACTCCCCCACAAGCTGATCGGCTGGATGCTCAAAAAGATAAAACTCTTTCACCACCCGGCCGCGCGAATCCTCGACGACATAAAGCGACTTAAGCGACATCGCGCGATACTCAACTTTATGCTTTGACCCGGGGGGTGCTTTGAAAACCCCTATGCCATCGGTGCCAAACCCCACGCATTCGGCAAGCGCTTCTTGCCGCGCGGTCCCGAATGCCGCGTTCTCATGTTCCATCGCGTCGTGAATTCGGGCATTGATCTCAGCATAAAACTGTTTTACCTCTTCCGAATCGCGCACTCGTCGGGGCCGTTTTACGCGAAACGTCCGACCCCCGTTTTTCCAAAGCGCGCCGTCAAGCGATGACACCATCGTCTGAAGCGCCGCCCCCGCGGTATTGTCCACAACGTCTTCATGCGTATAAAAATCCCCCGGCATCGAAACTGACGTGAACCCTTGCTTTCGCTGGAACATATACCGCGCGATCAACTCCCACACGACCTCCCACGGAGCGCGTTTTGCTTTCACCGCTTCAAACTGTTTGATGAGCGCTTGAATGTCCATGCTTAAAAAACCCCTGTCGTGCCTGTGCCCGAATCCAGAACTCCACTCGGGGATGTAAAATATTTTGACATGCGCGCCAGACGTCTTTGCGCAGCCTGGGTCTCCACACTTTCAAGACTCTTCGCCGCTCCGGTATCTGTCGGAGTTATAGGCGCCGGTGCCTGCGCCGGCTTACTTTTGTTGCCCGACATCAGGCTCGCCGCACCCAACCCCATCCCTCCGACCCCTAGCACGATCGCCGTCGTCACCGGATCGCCGCGCCGGCGCCCAAATAAAAACGCCGCCTCATCCGGCGGCATCACAAAATGAAAACGCCGCAAATTCTTTTTCTGCGGCGGTCGAATAAAATGTCGATAGATCATGTCAGCCTCGCCCGAAAGATAAAAACGCGCCGTAGCGGTTTTTGACTGTGAACCCAAGAATCGAAAGCGCCCGACGAGTTTCTGCCTGGTCTATCGTCGTCGCCGACTCCCGAATATTGAATTTTTCGATCAGCCCTTTGGCTAACCGAAGCGCGCGCACTCCATACCCTTCGACGAGTTTATACCCGTGAAAACTTCGGACACCTAAAAAATTAAAAACGAGCATGTATCCGGCAAGATGCTCGTCTTTGTAAACCTCGACCGCGTGTTCCAAAAATCGATCGACAATTTCACGCACCATCTGGGGGGTCGTTTTTATTGACGACTTTTTCGTGATCGTTTCGATCAAGTGCTCTTTATCCGTTATGCCTATTTTTTCTGTAACGATCATCGTGTTTTCAAACTCCGAAGCATTGACCTAAACTCCCCCGCTCTCATCTGCACAGTAACACTTCTGCCAACTTTGTCAAGTCTTCTTCTCACCGGAAACGCAAAAGTAAGAAGCAAAGCGTCCAAATCATTCGGAGAGAATTTGAGCGCTTTTATGATCTCGTCCTTCGACACCAGATACGCCACCTGATTCGAAGACTCTTTTTCCTTCGGCACCGCGCCAAGCTGAACCAAAAATTTCTGATCGTCCGGAATAGTCGCAAGCGGATCTTCAAACCACTCCCGAAGATCAAAGTGCATCTGCACCCGCATATTTCGATGCCGAGTTGAGTCCAGCGCTTTCTCCCCGAAGTGAACCCCCTTCACAAGCCGCTTGGGATACCCAAGCTCATGAAGCCGATCCATCGCGCCGTGCTCATTGGTCACGTCAAAAACCACAAGGTCCGGATCCTCGCGCTCGATAATTTGAGCGACCCGGCCGGCAAGGCGCATATCGCGCTCAGACCCATCGTCCGCCGGGATCCGCTCAAACGGCAACACCACCCGGGCTTTCCGGCGCGCAATCGAAGTCCAGTCTCCCGTGCGGCCTTGGTCGATCCCAACCACGGATGCCGACAAGGGATCGATCGGTGTTGACCGGCCGCGCGCCAGATACACCCGCCCCATATCGAAAAACCGCCCCTCTGCTTTCACGAACGCTTCATCAGGGTTGAACGGATACTCCTGGACGAACTTCCACTCTTCGCCGAGCGAGGCAATCTTCCGCCGGCGCCACGCCAAGTGATTCAGCGTCAGTCCGTCGGCCTTATACGCCTCGTAATATTTTTGCTCTTTGTCATCCAAGTCTTGAAGCCTAAGCGGCACCGGATCCGTATACCCCTGGTCCCAATACCACGGCGCAAAAATAAGCTCGAAACCGTTCTTCCCGGCGATCGCCCCCATCACGATATCGTAGAAAAAATTTCCGGGCCCGTTCGCCGTCGACTCAAAAATAAGCTCAGTCCCGTGCACATCCGCCACGGTTTGCATCAGCCCCGTCGAAAGCTGCTCGGCGTTCTCGTAGAACGCCACTTCCGACCCGTGAAAAAGCTGGACCGTCATCCCTCTTCCGATTTGAGCCGACCCTGCCGTTCCAACCGAATATCCTGAGCCATTTTCCATCACCATCGCGCGCTCGGTGTCCTTCTCAAGCGGCACTTGAAGATCGCTCGGCAAGTTCTGCCTGAACTTTTGGGCCATTCCAAAAATTTTTACTGTCGACTCAACTTGGTGGGCCAACACGAACGCGGACAAATTCCGATTGAAGTTCGTCTTGTGAAAATACCGGGCCTGAATATAAGTCGTGCAATTATGAGAAACCAATCCTTCTGCGATAAACGTGCGCGTCGACGTTTGAATATCCACAAGTCGCTTGGCCCCGATATATTCTATGCTCTCGATTTGCCGATACTCCCCCATCGGAAGTTTCTTACCCTCCCACCATCGCAACCCCTGAAACCGCGTCGGACGCGACAACCCAAAAAGTCGAAAAAGGGACCCCCCGCTCCCGATGCTAATTGCATGAACCGGGCGTAAGCCAAACTTAAACCGACGGGGGCCGTCGTCGCTAACCACACACCCACCGAACCTTCGCCGCAGACAATGCTCTTTCATCCGTTCAAGAATCACACCATCCACTTGGCTCACTGAAAGGTCGGCACCCGTCCGGTTTTTGTAGTCGAAAGACCCTTCCCCGTCGATCAACCCCCCAAACCAAGCATCGTCAAAATCGGATTCCCCCCAAACTCGAGTCACCCCCCGAATCCAATCGCCCGGTTTTAAACCGTCCCGACCATCCGGATGCGCGCCTTTAACCGAACGCCATTTCGGATCCACCCGGGATTTGCGTGAAAGCCATTTGTGATTGTCTGAACACACGACTTCTGAACCGTCCGTAAACTTTATCCGGAACGCCGGTTTAACCGTCCACCAGATTTTCTCTACGACTGTTGTGCGTAATTTCCGACACTTCCGTCGGACCTCGCCGTCCGTTTTAAATTCATCGCAAGCTACAAGTTCCTGTCCAACTTTCAGCGTCTTGATCGAGGCCCATCGAAGATCGGCGGTTAATATCTTTGTGTTGGGGTCCAGACAACCTTGTTGCCGGCCTTTCAAGATCACCGCGCGCACCATACCCGTCGCGGCTTTTTGAGCTTCCAGCCGGGCGTGAATGTATTTCTGCGTCCGATTAAATTCCAGAGGCAGGATCGCGCCGTCTTTGGCGACGATTTTCAAACAGTGGCGGGAATAAAATTCAAGATTGGCAGAGAGCTTCCGCAGCATCGCTTCTTGGTGGGGTGTGAGAGACATGTCTAGTCGCTCATGGGATCGGGGTCCGCGCCTTGAGCCGGCTCGTTCTTAGCCAGCATATCCAAAAACTCAGAAAGCGATCCGGTGGCTTGCACCACTTGCTGCACCGGTTTACCCATGAGGCGATTTAAAATCCGCTCCAATGCATCGTGGTCACCATCCGCCGCGGCTTCGGCGAGCGAATAGATCGCGGCCTCCAATTTCGTCATCCCGATCTTGGCGGCATTCGGCCCCTCGTAGGGACCGCTCACGATATCTTTCAGCGTCCCTACGATTTCCCCCGGGGTAAGCTGCTTCGGCCCCACCGGGACCAAAGTGCTTTTCCCCACCAAAGCCAGCGGCACATCCGCCGGGTAGACGAACTCGTCGTCAGACGTCGAGTTCCTTGAGGGCTTCGGCATTTTTAGACTTCTGCGTCCGGGGTTTTTCGGTCTGGGGCGGCGGCAGCGTTTCGTCCTGGATGTCGTTGAGTTCCAAGAACTGCCTCTCTTCCTGGCGCCGGCGATCCTGCTGGGGCTTCAGTTTTAAAAACGCCTCGGCGTTTTCAAGATACGTGAGGATGTCGTGCCGGAGTTCGTCGACTTCGACGTATTCGGCCGGGTCGATCGGCATTTTCTTTTGGCGCACAAGCTCGGCCAACTGTGCTTTCGAGCGAAGGTGGATCGGTAAATCCAGCGCTTGGCCCGACTCTGAGACGATTTCATCGATGACCACATAACGCACCCGCGCGAATTCGGGAAACTTTCGCGCCAGGAGAATCGGCAGATAACGCTTCTTGAGTTGCCCGCGCACGTTCAAGAACGAATTCGTGCGGAACTTAGCGACTTGGAGGTGAGTGGCCGGGTCCTCTTCGGTGCCCAGATACTTTTGCGCCGTCTCGCGAAAGATTTCGAGCGAAGCCACACGCACCAACTGCACAAAATCTTTGGCGCCTTTGGCCGTTTCGGTTTTGTAATAAAATTTTCCGTGCGTAAATATCTTCAAACCGCCTCTGGGTCCTGCCGGGTTTTTTTCCGCCATTGTCTTGCCCTCGCGATTTCGGTTGCTACCACGCCACGCTCACACGCGGCTTTTGATTACGTTTTAGCAAAAAAGAGATATGAGGTCAAGAGAATATTAAAAATTTTTAACTTTTGCGCGAGGAAGTCGGATGATGCGTATGGGGGTGTCGAATTTTGGAAATCTCAGTTTTGAGCGAACGGTGGATTTCGGAATTTGGTAAAAATTGTAAATGGGGGATTTCAGAATCTAGCAAAAATTGTAGATGGTGGATTTCAGAATTTAGCAAAAATTGTAGATGGTGGATTTCAGAATTTAGCAAAAATCGTAAATTCGTAGATGCGGGAGGGTGGTTCGCTCACCGCACGCCCGGGCCCTTTGGGATGCCTGCCGGGTCGACCGACAACCCGGGGGTGGGTTTTAAGTTTTTAATTTATTAACAACGATCAAGGCGCATGGGGGTATAGGCCCGCCCGGGCGTGTAATCATGTGTCGAACGTGTTGAATGTGTCGAACATGTGACATAGGCGCTCGAAATATGTGGACAACAGGGCCAATAGCGACAAAGAGCTAAAATCTTGAGTGACATGAGTGATACGGAAAACAAGCTCGACCTTTTCGTAAAATTCCGCGTACACGCGCAAAAATACGCGCCACGCGCGCCCCACGCGCGCCCCACGCGCGCCCCGCGCGCGCTCGCGCAGATCTATCTTTTTGCTCTATTAACATCATATTTCGGGAGTTTTAAAGGGTTTTTGACCAAAAGGTCAAACTTGTTTTCCGTTCAACCAATTACGCACATTCCCAAAAACGCCTTTGCATCATGGTATCCCATTTCACACATTATCCACCGTCTAAACTATTTTAAAATAATCCTCGACTTTTCGTTTTTCCTATTTTATACTTAGAGCGTAATACCGATGAACAAACAGCACGAACAAAACAAAAGGGTCAAACGATGATAACACCCGAACAGAAAACTGGACTTAAAACCTTAATTAAAAACGAATCGCTCGCGCACGTTTTAGACGTGCTCGGCGAGCTTTGCTATGGCATCGCAGCCGACGAAGGGGGACTGAACGCGCGTCGAAATTATCGCGCGCTTCAACCTATGCGCGACTGGATGCATGCCGGAAGCGCAATAGGTGAAGCGGCTCAAGTGGCGCGCCGGGCCGGGTTGTAAAATGGTTACGCTCTGTACCAAACCCACGCGGCGAAAAGTGCGCGCCAATGTGCCTTTTGGCGTCAATCCCGAAATAGTCTTGACGATTTATCCGTCGGGCGTGATCGGGTTGCGCGAAGCGCGCCGGCGTCGGGAGTATGTCGTAAGCATTGGCATCATATACCACAACGCAGTGCTCGCATCGGCGCGCGCGGAAGCGATCGCGCGTCGGGCCGCACGGAAAACAAAAACGAAAGGGTAAAATAAAATGGAAAAATTAACTCTTACGAAAGCGGAATTTTACTTACTGAATGGCGCGCGGTCTGATGACCCGATACGCGAAGCGTTGACGGGGATTAACATCACCGAAACGCAATTACAAGCGTCAAACGGCGCCGTGCTCGTGACCGTGGAAAAAATCAAAGGCCGGGACTACCCGGCCCCGGGTAATTATGCCGTGGTATCCGTGCCTAAAATGGGAAAATCACCCATTCAAGATTTAATTTTGGACCGGGAACCAATGGCCGGGCTTCAATTCCCGGACATATCCATATACGACCCGAAACAATTCAACCACTTGGTCTATGAAGACCGGACCCAGGCGGCGGACGGGGTCTCGCGCGGCGGCGTCGTTCTCCGGATGCTATACGCGACCGGGCGCGCAATTGATTCGGAGTTACTCGACGGATTCTTTCGCGCGTGTAAAGACTTACACGGGCAAAAATTCCTGGTCTATCGGCGCGCGTCTTCCGATCAATTTATCCGAGAGGCCGACGAATGCGACCCGATCCGGATATCCGTCCCGGATATGGAAGCAAGTATTTTACTGATGCCATTCACGCTATGGCCGCAAGACTTAGAACGGCCCGCGCTGGCATGGGACGCGGCGAAAGAAGAAACGGCGCGCCGAGAAGCGGCGAAATTATCGCCGGTTCCTGCAGTCTAGGTGACGGCGGCGCGCGCTTTACGTCGCGCGCCGGAAACCACGTGCGCGGATATCCGAACGACCGCGCAAAAACGAAAGGGTAAAATAAAATGGAATCTAAATTAACTAAACACCAGAAAAAGACGCTTTCAAAAACATATACCGAGCGCGGCGAAACCTTCCGCATGGACGTTGAAATTCGCTACGACGACGAATGTGGGAGCGGCCATAATACTTTCGCCATTACGTGCGGCATTTATCAACAGCGCTCTAACGGCCGCTG